CAAGATCTTGAGGTCGAACCTATCGCCGTTGTAAGTCACCACGGCATCTGCCTCTTCTACTAGGCGGTAGACCTCTTTAAGCATGTTCTTCTTAGAAGTCATGCCCAGAGACGAGTATTCCACTTCGTCTGATTCGTGCCACTTGGCAGCCCAAGACAGTACTTCCGAATTGCCTGTGATGTTGGTTATGTTGATATTCTGATTCCACAACCCCCACACTGCGGCGAGGGTTGGGCTAATTTCAATATCTAAGAACAACGTACGCATTTAGCGTCTCCTCAGTTTAGACGATCTGACTGCGGCTTCATGCCGTCCAGTGATAGGTCGTCTGTTACTTCTACTAAATCGCCGTTCTTATCCAGCTCTGCGATGCCAGTAAGAAGCAAGTAATGCTTGATCATCTCACCAGCCAGCTCGTAGGCTAGGGGGATCTTCGTAGGATCTGTGGGGGTGGGTTCCATTTTCAGATCCATGAATACCGGACCTCCCTCTGGTTCAGTCAGAGTAATTGTAACTTTGTTTAATAGGGTTTCGTTGGACAAATTGTTTCTCCTTGTTATTATAAGTATTATCCGGTGTTACTTTCGTTTCCTGCGGCGTTCTTTTAACCACGTATCCGGTACGTGACCGTCTTTGGAAACGGCGCACTTGATGCCTCTCTTCTCACACCACTTGGTGTATGTGGTCTTGCTGCCCTTGCTAATCGGGTTGTCCAGCATAAACAGAAGTCGAATGTCTAAATCGGGATTCTGTTCTATAGCAAGACTCATCTTCTTTCTGTCAGCCGGAGTAAACCTACCTTTGCACTCGACGATCACTCCGTTAGGCAAGATAAAGTCGGGCTTGTATTTATGGGTACTCTCCGGAACTACGTATTCAACCAACAGTGTCTCATATTCGTACTTAACGTTCTTGGAATCCAGATAAGTAGCGGTTCGTTTCTCTAGTCCGGAACGTAGTGTGTGTCCGTTGTGGACGTTACGCCACTTACTCCTGGCCACATTAGCGACCTGGAATCTTTACAATGAATCGTACGAATCGTAGGAACCATCCTTGTGTAGGAAGGACAGCTGCGATTACCACATTCTTCCCGGCATCTAGGGCCTCTTCGTACGCAGTGACTAGATCGAACTCATCATCGTACATCACTGCAGTGGTCTGGTTGTTTACTGGCGCTACGTCCACTAATACGTAATCACCTAGGACTTCCGCTTCTGTTGCCATTGTGTACATCTCCTACCATTTAAGTATTGTTGCTTTGTTTTTAGAGAAGGATAACTTGACCTCTCTATGTGCGTCGGCTAATTGCCGTACGTATTCTAGGTCTGGCAGATCTTCCGGATCTACATTGAACAGCACGGGGATGATCATCCCGTCATCGTACTGTACTTCCCATCCTCTGTATTCGCCTTTCTCCAGTTCCACTACAACGATCTTAGTATCGGTGCCAGCAGACATAAGTCCCTCTAGTATAGAAACGGGCAGCCGGTGTCACGGTGCTCATACTTGCGCAGAATGTACAACAGTCTGGAGACCTCCTGGTAGTACGTCTCCCATTCATCTCCATAAGCTTCCTTGTACTTCTCTTGCACCGCCTGCCTAACTCTGTCCACGTCCCGGCCGTTGTTCTGAATCAACGCGCCAGCTTTTACTGGACCGATACCAGCTATGCCCTGAATGTTATCGACTGTATCTCCCGTTAGCATTTGATAGAAATGAAACAGGTTAGCCTCGTTCAGTGTCTGGTAATGCAGAATTCCTTTTACCCAGTTGTAATGCCATCCCGGCACGCACATCATATCCTTGTCAGTGGACACAATCACACTGTACTTATCTGTACGCTTGTACTGCTCTATAGCCAAGGCGTCATCAGACTCAATATCACTTACAGGAATGGCAGACCAGCAGTCTACCAGATAGTCCTTGATTTCTTTGTAGTACTTCGGTTTGTGGGCGTCGTTCCTGTTATCTTTGTAAGGTTTGATAGTAGCTACATCGTACCGAAAGTTACGTCCTTCTTGAATAAAGGCCATAAAATTCTCATTGAATCTTTCGGTCATTGACTCAAGCACCGTCTTGGCATTATGCAGGGCGATGGGCTGGTAATCGGTAGCAGCCAAATACTCTTCTACTTCTTCTTTACCGGCTTCTGGATTACCAATTAAGTAGTCCCGTTTCATCTGACCGTCTGCTGCAAACCCACATCTATACTGCAAGATATCAAGATCTATGAGGGGCACAAGATCCTTCTCCGTCTTGTGCGTAGTATTAGTCATGTGGAATCCGGCCATCCGTCCCCCTTTTATCGATCTCAAGCTTAAGGGAATCGTACGTGTCTTCGTCGAGCGACGATACTGACACGCTCTTTACGAAGTTATCTAGCTCTTCATCAGACCACCACGAAAAGTCTGTGTAGTCAGGCTGTTCTGGAGTGCTCCATGCCGAGGTAATGATATCCACCATCGCCATGTGATACTCTGTTTTATTCATCATCGTAACCCTCTTCTACTTTCCAGTTCTTTTCACGACGGTAAGGCTGCCGCTGCGGGTGGTGTAATTCCTCGTGCTGTGTGCTCTCTTGCACCTGCTTCTTCGATGGGTTTTTCTTTCTATCTCGGAATGTGCGAGGTTTTTGAAAAAAATCCATGTTCTTTTTTACGGGGTCTTTCTTATTCTTCACTGACAGGTCCTATTGCTCTGACTAACCATATGTATGAAAAATTCCGCCAAGAGAAAAGGAAACCAGACCACACGTACTTATCATCCAGTTCCATAAACTCAACTACTACCTTGGGCAAAACCCTAAATCCAAGGAAGGGTACCCAGTAGTAGTACCAGTTAGGCATCTGTGTGCCTATTACCGGTCATCGCCGGTCCCCACAATCACATCACGTTCCTTGCGGTCTGTGAGTTTGCTTATGTTGTGATCCACAACTTCTTGTAGCGTGAAGCCGAACTGACGGGCAGTCTCGCTTAACTGGAATAAAGCATCGCCAAGCTCGGGCAGTACCTGCGTAGCTAGCTCTTGCCTATCGGTCCCATTCTTACGTACGAACTTAGCTACCTTGCCATTAATCTCTCCGACCTCTTCAGCCAGAGCGGCTACGGGATAAGTCCACGGAGCGTGATAAAGCATGTCATTTACGTGGTAGAATACATTCTCGTTGTACACGGCCATGCTTTCGGTAAAGTCTTGATAAGACTCGAAGTCTGTCACGGTTTCGTTACTCACTTTTGTTATCAACTCCTGTTAATTGCTTTTCGTACTGATCTTTGATTTCAGCCATTAAGTTAGGATCGTTCCACTCAAAAGAATCAGGGATGCTGAGCACCACGTTCTTCTTGTGCTTAAGGGAATCTGAATGATCACTCCATGCCCGGTCGAACACCGATTGCTCTACGAACACCAATTCATCAGCCCACTTAATCAACACGTCATCCAACGGAATCAGTGCATATTCTGGAGTGGCACCACAAGCACGGGTATTATATCCGTACTCTTTGTGCAGTACATTCGCAGTCGTAGGACTACGTAACAGTCCTGCACTGCAAACACACAACACTCTCTTTGCTGAGGTTTGATATGGGTTAGTACAGTTTCCAATTCGATTCATGTACGACATATATTGCCTTATGGTAAGTTCTCGTAGAACTCTGTTATAATTTCCTGCAGTCGGCGGACTGGATCGTCTCCTAGCTGTCCGTAGAATTCAATTCTATCTGCTAAGTAACTTGCTAGATACCTAACTGTTTCGTCGTTCATGTTACACTCCGTAACAAGGCCGCGTCCGTCCGGGACTCGAACCCGGTTAGTCCTGTTGTCCAGTTGCCTCTGCCCTTTGGCTTACGGACGCGTTGTGTGGGGCCGCGTATCTACGACGGAGCGGCCGGCCTCCGAGTGGGTCCGGGTGTGTTTGCACACCCCAGCTGCGTAGAATCAGCCCCCAATCTTAGCGAGTAAAAATGCCCGTGTTCAGATCCATAAGGCGAGTACTGTTTAGTAGTAACTTGTCTCGACGGTACTGACGAGCAGCCTCTCGATTGTCGAACTTACGTACAATACTGCCAGTCTTCGAACG